ATATATATATATATACATATCTATATATTTCAATCACTTACTCTCTCAAAGTGACTTCCCAAAAGCTTGGGAAGTTTTGGGAAGTTTTGGGAAGTCTGGGAAGTCTACTTATTTGCTGCCTAGGCAGTTGCTGCATGATGATCATTCACCCCATGTGAACGCTCACCCGTAAGAATATCACTCACGTTGCACCATAAAGATACGCCCTCCATCCTCGTTATACGATGGCAGCTCAGCGACAAGGAACTCAATATCATCCTCATCGTAAATCCACCCCAAGGCAATAGCCAGCTTAGTGGCGACGTACTGATGGCCATATGACTCAGGTAATGTCAGGGACGCGCCCCTGACCATCGCCTTGATGCTGTTCCTTGAAAGACCATTTGATGGATTTCGCTTGATGGCCTTGGTAATAATTGCAGTTTCGGTTATCTCACTCATCTCGATTCTCCAGTAGGTTAAGTTAAGCCGCATCCACGTTAAACAGAGCCTGCACGCTCTTGTCCTGAGCCTCGCTGAGCGAGGCGTTGTACTGCTGCACGAAGTAGTGACGCGCGAGCATGACCGTCACGTCATTCACAAAGGGCACGTTCTCGTGCAGGTAGGTGTCCACCTCCTCACCGACCATGTCAGCATCGATCGGGGTCAACTCCAATGCGCCAAACTCGGCGATGTCGCGCGTGGCGGCCTCAACGGCCAGTGCATAAACAGATTCTATCTCGGTGGTGCTCAGGAACATGTCAATCTCCGGTCGTTCGTTGTTGTCGATGGGGAGAGTCTGAGCCCGCCCCATCTCAATGTCACGCAGACTTTTGTCAAGAATTGCTAATGGCGTAGATTGGCTTGCCGCTGCGCATATTGACGATCATCGTGTACGGGCCGATGTCATCGGCCGTGGCGGCGCGCCCCGACTTTTTCGATAGGTAGCGATGCTTGACAAGCTTGAAGATCAACCAATCGATGGACATGTTCATGTAGGTCTTGGGCACCCGACCGAACTGCAGCGTGTCCTTAGTAGGCTCCCACTGCCACAGGCCATCCACCCTGCGCGGGTAGACGCGCAGCACGTTGAGCTTGGCGCCCAGCTTGGATCTGGCCAGCTGCTCGTAATCCTTTTTAGGTGCGGTGCGCACGTAGGCGCGCTTCGTTCGGGTCTTGTTTGTCTTTCGGGGTCTCATGGTAGTGTCCTCGGTTGGTTTGCTTAAATCGATTCACCAATGGCCTTGCTGACCTCAGTTAATGCCTTGATCAGCTCATCTTGCAGCTGCAGCAAGAACTGCTTACCCTCATCATGTGTAAATATGTACTTTTTATTCTTGGCCTTATTGATATACAGCGCATCTTCTATGATATGACCAATGTCAAAATCAACATTCATGTAGGTGTAATTATCGTTAGGATCATCCTTCCATCGCTTGCAGAACCGAGTCATCACCGCGTAATTTTCTTCGCTTGGCGTGTCACTGGTGACACAGATCCGCAGCCTGATCTTGCCGTCCTCAAGCTCTGAGTGTACGTATTGTGGGAAATATGTGTTGTTCATCGTTCGGTGCCTCAATAGTTAGTAAACAGGGTAGTGCAGCTGCTCTTGACGAGCAGTGGCCTGAGCTTGCAATACGCCCAGAGCGGCTTTTAGATCAGCCTGAGCACGAGCGTCCAAGTAAGCCGCAGCTGTGATGCGGTCGCTGCTGATCAGGTCAGCAATTTGAGCCAGAAGCTCGCTAACTTTAGCGGCCTCAATTTGTTTTTTAAGAGTGCCGTAGCTTTCGCCGCCTTGAATTACATATCGTGAGTTGCTCATCGTTCGTTACCTCGGTCAGTTGACTCGGTAGGGATAGATTGCTCCCGCCGCCGACCGAAGTCACGAAAACTTTTGTCAAGAAATGTAAAGAGAGGGTAACTTTTTGGACAAGAAACTCACGTTTTGTTACGGGTTCTTGTCCAAAAAAGTAAGGGCATGCCATGCCCTCACTTATGCCCTCACTTATGCCCTCACCCTACAGGGAACTCGAACGCCGTATCCAGATCGATGTACGCATTGGCCCGCTGGATCGTCCCGCCATTGACCGTGCGCTGCGTGGTGGTCTGCGCCACCTCCATGTTGACGATAGGGCTGCCCGTGGCATCGCTGATCTGAATCATGAGCCCGACGGGCTCCTCCGTCAGGTACACGAGCCCATAGAACGGCACCATCAATAATTTACTGAACCGCAACCCGGCTAAGACCTTCTCAAAGGTCACGAGCCACCGATCATCAAACTTGCGCATCTGGGCACGGGTGAGCTTGCGGCACTTGCTCTCAAACACGCCACAGATCACGCCATCGCGCGCCAGAAAGCCATCGACCTCACAGGGCTGGTCTTTGGCCGTCTCCAGTATGTCGAACTCGTAGGCCTTGCTGACAGCGTCCAGCAGGATCCGCTCCTGCCGGAGGGATTCCTGCCCGCGTGGGGTGAGTATGTCTAGGCTGACCATAAATGCTCCTGTATGCGTTGACCAATCCAGCGAACCACAGGCACCGCCCAGCTATTGCCGAGAGCCTTATATCTTGGCCCATCAGGACACTCTGCTGCTTCCTTCTTGCGCCACGGGATCGCGGTATAGCCATCAGGGAATCCTTGCAGCCTTTCACATTCGGTTGGTGTAAGGCGGCGTACTGCCATTTGTTGTATCAAGACATTCTCACCGCCATTGTTCCTGCCCTGCACAACCGTAGGTGGATGAGCGCCAGCCGCTAATGGATGACAAGGATCACCAGCTTGCGGATTGCTATAATTATATGGACTTGTAATTTGTGTGGTATCAAACGCAATCGGCTGCGCTATGTAATTTGTCTGTTTCATCCCAGCACTGGCCGCCAATGCCCCAACGATTTGCCCATCGCCATTGATGTATCGCACCTCGTCGCGTGTGTTTTGCTGAAACGCAATCGGCTGCGCCACCGCATGAACAAACGCAGATGTGACTGTGTGTGCGGGGTCGCCGGGTTCGCCAACTCCAACACCCTGCCTGTTCATCTCATCGTGTTTTTCTGGGTCACGTCCAGCGTTGCGCATATCGATCGGAATTGGCTGCATCACGCAGTGAATATCAGTTTTAGTCAGCGTATAGCTCAGTTCTTCAGTCCACCCATTACCATTGCCGCCATTTTCTGGTTTGCGACCGATGGTATTTCCAACAAGCGCATACGCAGGAATTAAATGACTCTGTGAAGCATCTTGCACACTGATACTGATACCTGTTCGCGCACACAAACTGCCCACCACTGGAATCATTTCGTTTGCGCTACCTGCTCCAGTGCATGTTGCAGTTGTTCTGGCAGCTTCTTTCCGCGCTTCTCTGCTCGGCGCAAAATCCCTGCGCACGCCGTCGAACTCAAAAAGAACCGCTGCGGGATCGAATCCTTCTCTAGCACTTGCGACAACAAAGACACGCTTGCGTCGTTGCGCCAGTCCGAAATATTGGGCATCAAGGACTCGCCACGCGACTGCTCTTTTGGATCCAAGCACACAACCAGCACCTGTCCATTTTTCCCCTGATGGGAGCAGTGGCTTGTCTTCACCGGCAATGCCTGCCAAAAAGCAGCCGAAGGCGTTGTCTTTTGTGTTGAGGACTCCGGGGACGTTCTCCCAGAAGATGATGGCGGGTTGCTGACCTGCACCCAGTCGGACTGTGTCGATTGCATTGGCTATCTCGCAAAATGTTAATGATAAATTACCGCGCGCATCATCAAGCGACTGGCGTAAACCGGCCACTGAGAATGCTTGGCATGGCGTACCGCCACAGAACACATCAGGGGCCATAACCTCACCGGCGTTGATACGCGCCGGCAATGTGGTCATGTCACCTAAATTAGGCACATCAGGATAGTGATGCGCCAGTAACGCGCTTGGGAATGGCTCAATCTCAGAGAGCCACGCCGCCTTCCACCCAAGAGGATGCCACGCGACAGAGGCTGCCTCAATCCCGGAGCACACTGAACCGAAATGTATTTGATTGCTCATCCGTGCACCACTCGATACTCGGCCAGCTTCTCCATATAGTGACGGGCCTTGGCCGCATCGTCACTGTTCGCCTTACGGCCCTGACGCAGGCTGTACTTGATGATGTTGCCCTTGAGGAATCCGATGTATTCTTCCTCGCTTAATACAACCTGCAGCACATCCCACGGCTGTACCTTCATATCCGTGTAGTGATTCCCGCCAACTTGATATTCATTTGCGCTCATTTAATTGCTCCTCTGCTTTTACATCTCGCTTAACTTGTTCCCAATCATCAATCACAAATCCTGCACCCACGTAATCCAAAATTGTTATTAGCGACTTTTCAATTTTAATTAGGTTGTTCAGATCAGCATCGAAAATTCGGTTTACGTATAATATATTTCGTACACGCTGCAACGAGCTTAGTAGGCAGCACACATACGTAAAATCCACATCAGCGTCTGCAGCAGCCTCTTTTGCCTTACGTAGTTTTCTGTATTTCATTTCACTTCACCTCTTGCTTCAGCGATTATGGCTGCTATTTCCATCATTAGCGCTCGCTTTAACTGCTCAATCTGGCGTTCGTAACATTTTGCTTTAAGTCTTTCGCCTGTGTGAATCAAAGTTCCGCAATCATAACGCCAAGGCTTGTATCCGTCATGCGGTTTTACTTGCTTCTCAGCACCGCAATGCGGGCAATTTTGTTGGTTGCTCATCTCAACCCCCATACTAATTCCAGTGCATATTGAATACCGTTACCGTACTCCCCTTCTGCCCAACCCAATTCATTTCTAATCGCCTTCTCGCATTTATCATACGCATTGCGCTCGCCTTCCTCACGCGCCAACACAATGGCCTGTTCATAAAGTTCTACAATGTTGTCTAGTTTAGTTTGCAGTTCGTTCATTTCACTTCACCTTCCTCGTGTACTGCATACACACTACCTGATGGTCTACGATCTGCTCTACAGTGCAGGTATATTTGATATTTAGTTGCGCACGCGCTTCTAAAAATCCTAAGCTAACAGATACAATAACACCTACGGCGATCACGATGAATGTAAATACAAAATTAAATTTTCTATCGCTCATTCTTCGTCCTCCTCATCTTTAACCTTATGTCTCGCCTGTGTTCTGTTATGGCCATTCAGCACACGCTGGATGCCCTCGCGCGTCATGGACATACGTCGCAGCCACTCAGCTGACAGGTCAAGATGATCGCACAGCCATTCCAGCCCGCACTCCTCGCCGGTCTTGTACTCAAACCGCTCAAACTTTCTAGTCTCAGGATTGAAATGCCTTAAGTAGGTTGACTTGTTATTGATCCAGCTGAACGCCTGCGCACGTAATGCCTGCGGTGAAATATCGTCACTGGAATTGGTGCGCAACTTTAGCTCGCTGAATGCATTCAAGATCACCGCCGACCACAGCTTTCGGTATCGCTCAGATTCAACTAATAATGCGTCGCTCATAATCATGCCTCAAAAAATACGGTACGGTGCTTAGGCGCTGGTAGTTACCATCACCCTCTAGGTTGTAGCCTGCGTCTTCTAGTGCCTTGCGAACCTCCGCATAGAGCTGCGGAGGTATGCGCAATAGAATGGCCTCGTTAGGGTGCGGGGCTTTCATTGAGCTCCTCGATCAGATGGTCGGTGTATTTCACGGCAAACTTGGCCGCCAGTCGGCTGTCCAGTTTGATCTCTGAATTGGCCACAAGGCCTTGCATGATCTGCGTGGCCATGTATTCACGAATGGACAGGCCATACAGCTCATCACGTAATAGGTCAGCGCCACGGGTACTTAACTGCTTCATCATCATCTCCTACAGTAGAATAAAAATTGCAACAGACATTCCAGCAACAATCAATAACCAACCGATGGCGCCAATGGCCGCCTCAATGTTTTCACGTCGTCTGATGCGGCGAATCAGTCGGCGTCTATATTCAGGGACGTAATCATGCGGAATCATTGTCATTCTCCTTCAGTGTCAGGTTAGGTTGTCTGTTGACCCATGCGACAACATCGGCACGGGTTGAGTATCGAGTATCAAACTGCGCCGCCCAGTGTTTCTGCCACTTATTGCGGCGCTCAAAGCGCACGATGTAATGCTCACCATCACCATTGGCGCGTGTCTCTTTTTGGATGGTGACGTATCTCATTGCGCATCGTCCTGATACTTGTACGGCGCAACAGGCTTGCTGCAGGCGCCACACACGGTCATCTCCTTAGCGATAGGCATAAGGATTCGATCCACCTCGTGCTGGTGCAAGGCAAGCCTGCACTCAGGGCACCAAAATGAATAAGTAAAATTGCTGTGAGCGATGTTCATTGCAATACCTTGATACGTGAGTCAGTTGAGCGTTCCAGAATGACTGGAACCAAGACATGTACAACCTGCTGTACAGGTGCTTTTGGCACCGCTCTGTAGTAACGGTCAAAGTAAGGATTAGCTACTTTGACGCGCGTCTTATTAAAGTTTGCTTTCATGTTCAGTGCCTCGTTCGTTGGTTGATGTGGGAAATGTATCAGCGTTCGTTTGATAGGTGTTAGCGGAGAATTGTCAAGATTCGTCAAGACTGCAGTAGACATACCCCGCGTAGTGAAACTCCTCACCGGGCACCTTGCCAATCACACCGGCGCCAATGGCCGTGTCGATCAATTCCTCGAACTGCCGCTTGTTCATGTGCATGCGTTTTAGTAGCAGCTGGTGCGGCATCATCCCACGCGACAGGACGTGGGCGAATTTCTCGTTGGCCTTCTCGGCCGCAATGCGCTTGCTTCCCTTGATGTACTCAACCGCCTTCTTGATGTCGCCATCGACCTGACTTGAGACGCGGTGCTTACGCACGGCGCGGATCAGTGCCATGTCATAATGACGCACGTACTGGATCGCCCACAGCACGTCCTCGACCTCGATCTCAAGCGTGGACATGCTGCGCGCCTTTGCGGCGATCATAGACAGCCTCAAGGCTTTCTCGAACGTACGTCCGAGTAGAACGTCAAGACGCTCCGACTCGAATTGATCCTTGAGCTTGTTCAGCTCAATCTCGAAGTCCCGTATGGGCGCCTCACAGGCGGGCTTGAACGTCATGCCGGTGGTCACTGCAGGCGCCTCAGATAAAGTCAATCCTGCCAAATCGCCCGCCTGCTGATGAGCAGGCGCGTGCACGGCCTTCATCCAGTCAATGATGCGCTCAGGCGGATCGGTGCTGGGCACCAGTCTGGCCAGCTGACGTGGCTGGCTGGATTCCACGACCAATAGACGGCCAAGAAACCCGTCGCTCACTAGATCGTCTGTCAGGTTGCCGAAGAATGTCGCCGGGGTCGTCGCGCCTAGCACGCTGATCGCCGGGTTGTAGATGATCAGGTCAGTGTTATTCATCTCTGATGCCTGCTTACGGCTTAGCGTCATCGTCGAGTAGATAGGTGGCCGTATCGTGCTGTGCAATTTGCCGAATGCCTCCACCAACTTATCAATCGCCGCCTCTGAGTTGCTGTTGCCCTTGGCGCGGCTCATCTTGATCAACTTGCCGATCTCGTCAATGATCGCCAGATGGTTGGGCTGCTTGATCAGTGCAGAGAACACCGCGCCTGAACTGGTATAGCCTGAGCCTGCCAATAGGTTGGACATGTCGGCCTTCACCAGTGCGCGCTCGACGCACGCCTGCGGGTGTTCCTTACCCTCGGTGGACTTGGCCACCATCACGGTGTACAGGCTGGTGTAATTGTTTTTGTCGCTGACATAGATGCGCTGCATGATCGCCGCCGCCAATGCAATGGCCGCCGCCGTGGACAGCTCGGGCTGTGGCTTGGGCGCTGTGGCCGTGATCCATTGCGAGATGTCGCGCAATATGCCCGGCGGATCCGTGATGAATGTCGGTATCGCCGAGACTGGCGCCTCGCCATCCTCATCGGGTGGCAGCTGCAGAGCCTGCGCAGGTGGCAGCTTCTGCCACGGGTGCACCACCGCAGGCGTAGCGCCGACGAGCGTAGTGGCCTTGCCATTGATCGTCAGCGTGACAGGTGTCATGTCAAAATAATTCAGCGCACGCCCCAAGCTATCTGCCGCCTCCATAAAGGACAAACCGCTTGAGTACATGAGCAAGTCCATTGATGACATGCCGTACTGGCCCGCCCAGTCACGTATACCTGTGGGATGGATGCCCACGTTCATGCCCTTGCCGCCGCGCCACGTCGCCACGCAACGATAGCCCTCGCCCTCGCGCTTTGCGGTAGGGATCAGCTTAGGCACCCACTCATCCATACGCTGCAACGCGGCAGCGTTCAATTCGGCAAAGTACTGTTGCTGAATAGATACGTGAGTAGATAGTTGCAGTGTCTCAGGTGCAGAAGTAAAGGTTTTTCGCTGTATTTTCTGGTCTTCTTCTGTCTGGAATGGCGCTAAAATGTTCTGCACCTGAATAATAAAATCGTCAGGCAATTGAGGCAGATCATTCACGTCAAACTGATCTAATGCATCAAGCGTGATATAGACATACGTGCAGCCGCTTGGATGGGCCGATGGCGGCATCACGGTCTGGCGGCCATCCGATAGGATGTCCAGCACGCGCTTGCCGTGTACATCGAATGAGCAGCTGCGCTCGCCGTTGTAGCGATAAAATCGTGTCCAGCCCTTTTCGCCTTTCTTCGCGACGGGTGACATCGGAATGATTGACTGCAGGATCTCTTCCTGCTTCGGGTTTAGGTCATAATCTTTATCGAGCGCGACAAGGTTTGACGTGTGGCCGAGCACGACGCCGATCTGCGCATCGGGCCAGTTAGACCACGAGTCAATCTCCATCTGCGTCGGCAATCGATCGGTGAATCGTGTCCAGTCGGACATACCACGCCAGCCGTGCGCCTTAGAGAATGAGCCGGGCTTTTTAGTGTTAGGGGCGATCGGTATGACAGAGATACCGCGCTCAACAAATTGATTCGCGAAACGCGAAAATACAGAGTCCATCATTCACCTTTGACCATGTCGGGACGCACAATTGCAAGTGGAAGGCCAGCCATAATCGCGACCACGCGTGCATGTTCGCTTGGAATTCTGCGACGCCACTTGTACACTGACTGGGTTGTGATGCCACACTTATCAGCAACCGGCGCCACGCCGCCCGCTAATGCAATGATGCCCTCTACGGTGAAACCCACCGGCTCGTCGTTCATTTCAGCTCCAATAGTGATGTCGAAAATTGCAACCTACACGAATGCTGAATCTGCGTCAACATAAATAAATATTAAAAATATTTTCAAAAAGGGGTTGCACTCTTCGATTGACCGCTATACAGTGGCCACACTTTCAACAACTGACCGAGGTACTGAAGATGAACATCGAAGCATTATCCGCAGCATGGTTAGACGCCAAAGCCGCTGAGCAAAAGGCCAACGAGGCACGCGTTGCCATCGAAGAGCAGATCGTTGCCGCTCTTGGCCAAAAAGAAGAAGGCGCACAGACCCACAAGGTGGGTGACTTCAAGATTGAAATTGTGGGCAAGGTCAGCCGCAAGCTGGACTTCGCCGCATGGGACATTATTAAAGATAAGTTCCCAGCAGAATTACGTCCGATCAAAGTCAAGGAAGAGCTTGACGAGAAAGGCGTCAAATACCTCCAGCAGAACGAACCGCAGCTGTATGCGATTCTGCCACTGGAGATCAAACCCGCGAAGACCGCTGTAAAAGTAGTGGTCGTAGCATAACAACCGAGGTATCGAAGATGGCATTTGATTTAAGTTCCATCCGGCGGGGCAAGTCCGTACATGCCCCTCGGATTTTCCTGTACAGCACGCACGGCATTGGTAAGTCCACCTTTGCCGCAGGTGCCCCTAAACCGATCTTTATCCGCACGGAAGATGGTCTTGGCAGCATCGACACGTCATCATTCCCGATGGCCAAGTCATCTGACGATGTGCTGTCTGCTATCAAGTCCTTGTACACAGAGCAGCACGACTTTCAGACAGTGGTGCTGGACTCTGCTGACTGGCTTGAGGCCATCCTGCAGAAAGAGATCGAGACTAAGTATGACGCGAAAGAGCTGAGCTTCGGCAAGGGCGCGTTGATACTGGCCGATAAGTGGCGTGAGATACTTGACGGGTTTAGCGCGCTACGTAACGACAAGAACATGATTGTCGTGATCATTGGCCACACTGAGATCAAACGATTCGACTCTCCCGAGGTCGAGCCGTATGACCGCTACCAGCCCAAGCTGCAGTCGCGTGCGAGCGCGCTCGTGCAGGAATGGGCAGACGCAGTACTGTTTGCCAACTACCGCACCATCGTTAAAAAGGATGATGTGGGGTTCAATAAGTCTGTGTCGCGTGGCATCACAACAGGCGAGAGACTGTTGTACACGTCGGAAACACCAGCATACCTAGCGAAGAATCGCTACGGGCTGCCCCCGGTGTTACCGCTTTCTTGGGACGCGTTTTCTGACGCACTGACCGCATCCGCAATTTAACGAGGTATTGATCATGGGTAATTTAACCGATTTGGATATGAATGACGTTGCCGAGCAACGTGAGTTTCGCGCGCTGCCTGCAGGTAGCTACAC